CTATACATAACTATCGAGGGCCCGATCGATTCGCTCTCGACGCGCCTTGCGCTCTTCTCGAGTCTCAATCCGATCAGGTCGATTAGGCCTCCACATATCGCGAATGCGCTGTTGATCGCTCGGAGAGAAGCGAAGCATCCTGCCCTGCCGACTGCAGGGCCACTCTCCAGAGTTCGCTCTTGCACGAACGGTCGTGAGGCTTATGGAATAGAGTTCGGCGATCTCGTTGACGGTTGCCCACCGCTGCTCCATGGGGAACCGCTTGTCCGAAGGTGCGTGCTGCTCGTCCACCATGAGACTCCTAAGGTCGCTGTTGCCACAGCATTACACGGGGGAGGTGTTCACTCAAGGGGAAGCGGTGCACTCAGGGGTATTTTTGCCGCAAAGCTCTATAACCTGTGGCGTGTTGCGAAGCTTTGAACCATGGAGTATCTAACTTCCGGGGGAAGCGCTTTGCTTTTTCTTTCCGGGATTCGTCCCGCCATCGAATCTGTCAGGGCACGCCAGACTTGGTGGTCTGCTTATCAATGCTCGCTATCGTCGTCGCTTTCCCGGACTCCGCCGAACCATTCCATAAGGTTATTGTCTACATTCTCCATAAGCTGCTTGTAGCCACCGTCAACATAACTTTGTAACCGTTTACGGCCTTGCTCAACACGCTCCCGAAGGGCAGGAGAAAGTAGAAAATCTAGATCATCAATATGCTCATCGTAAAGCATTAGCGCATGTTGACTGAATGAAACATTATCGAGGATCTCTATTTTCATGTTCTCAATGGTTTTTTCTAGCTCATCGATTCTCCGGAGTGAGTCAAAAAGCTCACTGATTGCGCGGGCTTCCTCGCTCGGAGAAGACATCTGTTCCGTACCTGCGTTCAACAGGTAGGCCAGCGCGCGCGCCTCACTAAGTCGGACCGGCCTCTGGCCCTTCTCGATTCGGGAGATCGTCATCTGGTTGATGCCGTCAAACCCCAGCTCCTGCATCTTTGTAGCAAGTGCGTCCTGGGAGAGGCCATCTCTGATGCGCATTTCGCGCAGGTTGGAAGCAAAGTTGAGTTCGCCTTGCGTTAGGTCCGAGGGGCCATCTGGGGTGTCCATGCGTTGATTCTTGCACACATACGTTTGAAACCTCAAACAACGTGCTACCATGTTTGAGTAAGTAAACGAAACGGTTTGGAGGACGAGATGCCAGGATTGAAACTGCGGAGCACAACAGACATCGCCAATACCTACGGATTCCCTGAGGCGACACTCCGATACTGGAGGCACTGCGGAGAGGGGCCGCCCTCCGTTCGAATCGGGCGCAGAGTCTTCTACAGAGAGCAAGACGTCATCGACTGGATTAACAACCAGTTCGACGCCGAAGTCGAGAAGCGTGTGGGCGCATGAAGCTGACCGTCGCCCTGGCCCAGTGCGAAAATCAGTCAGATCACTACGGCAATGAGGAGGCGCTGTACTACCGCGGAACAGCCAGATGCGAAAGTTCTGAAGCGAAATACGAACGGCCCGGTGATCTCCGCCAAGACACCTACCGGACCGCTCAGACCAACCACCAGAAAGGGGTAGCAGTCGCTAGCGAGTCTACCTCCTTGACCACAGTAGGGGGCATCGACCAATGACCAGAAAACCAGTCCCGCACGAGGAGCGACTCGCGTACGCGTACCAGCAAGCTGCGGACCGGTCTGGGTGCAGCATCTCAACGATCCGCCGGGCGGTAGCCGAGGGCCACCTCGTGAGTTTTCCCCTCAAAGGAACAACCAAGCTCGTCATCCCTCGCGAATCACTCGAGGACTGGGTCCGCGAATCTGCAAAAGCCGCGTAAGGCCCCTCAATTCCGCCACACCACCAAGTCCGTTGCTCGACGGCACCCCACAGGAGGGGACTGTGACCTTAGATACCTGTACCCAAAACTCATTCACCGAATTGTCGTTCGTGTACCTATGGAGGCTAATAAGAGGCGCGTCGAGCGAGCTCATGGGCAGCCCGTTGAGTGTGCGCCGTTCCAAACACCTCGCCGGTCAACTCTGCGGTGGACATGGCGACCTCGATCTGCAGCTAGAACGGTACTGGCCCTACATGCATAAAGATCCGACCGGCGAATCCGCCGTTCGGCAAGTGCTGCGAGATGCCGTCAGGCGTCGCTAGACCTGAAGGGATCTTTCCAATGAGCAAAAACACAGCAGACCAAACCACCGCGAGTGGTCTCGTCCAGCACTCATTCAGCTCACCACTAACTGCTGGGGAGGAGCGAAGGATGCACCGCAGGGCGCTCGCGGCAGAGTTCGTCCGTCTAGCCGCCGCGGCACACTCTAGGCATCCGACGCGGGCACGCGCATTAGTGCTCCAGCACATGTCCAGTACAGCAGCAGCACACGGCCTCGGACCCGAAGAGATTCAGGCCGTCATCCGTCAGGCCGGAGAGGAGATCACGAAAGGCTCAACGAGCTTGCCAAGCTGACCACACCGGAATCAGAGGCGTGAGCGCTTTCTCGTCACAGTGAGGGGCCACGCCCCAAGACAAAGCCACTAAATCACATCAGAACGGCCCGGTCACCCCGCCAAGAGTCCCGGACCGTGCAGACAATCCACAAAACAAAGGAAACAACCCTCATGTCACATTATACCCCAACTCAGCGCACTTCAGGACTCTCCATTCCGCAGCTGGAGGCCCTCGCCAAGAACATGAGCATCGACATTGACCCACTAGACCTACCAATCGAAGAGATGTGGGCCGAGTACACCCGACGTGACCGCACGATCAGGCTCCACCCGGACCTAGGCCGACCACAGCGACGCTGTGCACTGGCGAACCTCATCGCCCACGCGAGGCTGCGAGATCTCAGTGACAAACCATACGACAGCGGAGAAGATCTGCGGATGGCCGCTCGGATGCTCATCACCCCAAAAGACTGGGAAACGATCAGACCCACATGGGAGCACAGGTCAGAAGGTGACGACCTCCTCATATTCCGCAAATTCGGGATCCTGCCGAAGCTGCTTGCCGCCTACGAGCAGACCACCAAGGTGTGGCACCCAGTTGGCTGTGTGAATTGGTTCGGGCTGTGCGGAAACGGAACCGATGACGACATCCACGGCTTCACGCCCACATCTATCAAGGTCAGCGGCATCGCCTTGCACGCCCCTATAGCCGTGGTTGGAAGCCCTGGGGGTGATTACGAAGTAAAGGCCGGCGTCACAGTCGAAGTCGATGGCGGACTTCTCTACGGCGATACCACAAGCTTCGAAGCATCAGCAGAAGAGACTCGAAAACTTGCGCGGTTCCTTCTGGATCAAGCCAATGCAGTGGACCTAATGGTGCAGGATCACAACGAATTCACCCACAATGCCTCCATGCTGCGGAATCAACTGCTCACAGTCGGAGGCGAGCAGCATGGCTAAAACCCCATGGCATCCCAACACTGCCAAGAACAGAGGGGAGGACAAGAATGTCACATGAATACACACAGGTGAATACGGCTCTCTGGTCCGATGACGATTGGCGCGCACTAGACAGAGAACTGCAGTGGCTGTACTTCCTCTTGTGGACCCACCCAAACCTGAGCGCAGCCGGTGTGCTGGATTGGAGACCGGGGAAGCTCAGTGGGTTCTCGGCCGATACAGCAGCATCTGATATGCGGCACATCGCAGCTTCACTTCAGGCGAGGCGGTTCATCTTGATCGACGAGGACACGGAAGAAGTTCTCGTTCGCCCTTACATCAGGCGAGATCGGAACCGTCTGTCCATGCCCAACACGGCTAAAGGCATGTGTCGGGCGTACGCGGCTACGGGGTCAAAGAAAATTCGAGAAGTCATCGTCCACGAAGTGAAAAAGGCCTACGCCCGCACACCTGAGATGAAAGGGTTTACATCCGAAAACTCACGCGCTGACCTACTCGATCTCATGAGTCAACCATCCAACCCTATTGAATACTTCGTGGATATAGATGGGATGGGATCAAATGTAGATCAAATAGGGATCGAAACACCATCCTCGAATGTTGGTGAGATATCCAAGGGATCCCATCACGGAGAGATCGACAACAGATCTCCCCTACGAAAGACGGTAGACGTTAAACATAAACGGTCATCCCAGGGTCATTCTGAGGGTCAAAGTTCGACGGAGATCCCGACTGACGGGACCGAGACAAGCTCGGTCGATTTTTCATTGATCTCACCGGAAGATGCTGGACCCAGCCTTGACGACCTGTTCAACGAGTTCTGGTCTCACTGGCCGAAGAAGGTGAAGAAGCCCGAAGCGCACGCAGCGTTCATGAAGGCAGTGAAAGACAAGCGAGCAACGGCCAAGCGGATCATAACCGGAGCCAAAGCCTACGCGGCGGCTGACCTACCAGATAAGAAATTCATCCCCAACCCAGCGACATGGCTAAACAACGACCAGTGGAACGACGATCCCAACGACTCGATCTCGGGTTCCGAGTCAGCCTCACCCGGACGTGAACCAGCGGTCGTCCGAACCGACCCGTGGGGGAGGGGCTCAGGCTTCTACCGGCGCGCCTACGACTGGCCCATCACCACCGACTACCGAGAACGCGATCTGCAACCCCCGAAGGAGGAGTTCCTTGTCTGGCCTGGAAACCCTGCAACCACCGAAGACATCGCAAACGACAAGCTCGTCTACCACCATGGAGGTGACCCAGCAGACCGCCCCAGAGGCTGAACGAGCACTCCTCGGAGCAGTACTTTATTCCGGAGGGCGTGCACTGGACCACCTCGACTTCGACCCTGCCGACTACGCGGAACCCCGATGGGAGATGATCCACACCATCGTCAGGGATCTCCGAAAGGCAGGGCAAGTGGTTGACCCCATCACTGTCGATGAACAGGTCCGAAAGCACAACGGGGGTAAGCCCGTCACTGCCGACCTGCACAGGCTCATGGAGCTGCCAGTGTCACCAGCCTCTGCAGAGCACTACGCGGCGATAGTCACCACGTGGGCCACCCGTCGTCGACTGATGGAGACATCGGACAAGATCAGGTCACTAACGGTCGACGGGCTAGACCCTGATGCCGTGCTCGCAGAGGCTCACAATATGCTCGAAGGAGTCCGGGCGAGGTCCACCACGACAGAACAGGTCCGGTTTATCGGTGAGACGCTAGCTGACACGATTGAAGGGTTGAACCACAAGGCCAGCTTCACACCGACCCCGTGGCCAGCACTGGACCACCTCATCGGAGGGTTCCGGCCCGGTGCGTTATACGTCACCGGAGCCAGGACCGGAGTTGGCAAGTCACTGTTCGCCCTCGAATCGGCTCTATCGCTTGCCGGCCAAGGCTCCGTGGCTTTCATCAGCCCCGAAATGCCGGAATCCGAAGTGCATCACCGAATGATCGCAAACCGAGGAGGGGTCGGCATCAAAAACCTCATAGACCGCGATATCAGCGAACGCGACTGGGAACGCATCAAAGCGGCGAACGACCAACTCGTCGATGCTCCCATAGCGATCCGGGAGGGAGCAGCCACAGTTGCCCAAGTGAGAAGGTTCGTCGCTAGCGTCCACGCCAGAAAACCCCTCGCCGGGGTCATCGTGGACTACATCCAGATGATCCGACCTCCAGACGGAGACCGACGAGACAAACGCGAACAAGTCGCCGAAGTCTCCTGGGCCATGAAAGATCTCGCGATGAAATACAAGATCCCAGTGATCGCACTCGCGCAGCTCTCACGTGGCGCAGTAGCCGAAGACAAACCGCCACAAATCCACCACCTCAAAGAGTCAGGATCCATTGAAGAAGACAGTGATGTTGTACTGATGCTGCACCGCCCACCTTCTCAAGACTGGGAGATGAGCGTCATTGTAGGAAAGAACCGGCACGGCCCAGTCGGGGATTTCGCACTCGAGTTCCGCGGCTATAACTCCACCCTCGGAGGACACAACCAAAGGAGAAAACCATGATCAATATCGAACAAGCTGAAGAGCTACTAAACGCCATAGAAGCCTATGGCGATAGTGAGAGACTCCTCGGACAAGCTGAACTTAGAGAGTTCTGGGGAGAGGACCCTGACCCACGAGTGGGACCAGCGAACAAGCGCGTTACAAGAGCCCTCGATGAAGTGCGCCGGATGCTACGCCCATATGTGAGTGAGCCAGACCATCCAGGACTCGAAGGTCGCTTCGATGTCGACGAAGTAGCTCCGCCAGAAGATCCTGAGGAGGATGAGTTCGTCGAGGTGAAGTGGCTATTCGAAGACGAAGAGGAGCACTCGGCGGAGCGCTGAGTTTTCTCCAAGACCGCCCTCTAGGTGCCCGCTGCGTAGTCCGTGGCGGGCACCTACGTCTCTGGCGCAGGCCAGGGCCCGCGCCGCTTTGCCGTCAGAGCATGCTCACTCAAAGAGTAATCAGCACGACACAACCACCCGCCTAAGCCCCTGGACCACCGCCGGGGGCTTTCCTTATGCCCGGAACAGCCCACCAGTGTTCGACCCACTACAAACCCTATCGATCCTGCTCGTAGCTACCGCCCGGGTTCACGCCCGGAACAGCGGCTGACTCCAAGGAAAGGACCGCCCATGACCCTATCCGACAACGTGCACCGCCTCACACGACATCACCTCACCCTCAGCACCAAAAAAGTCACCACCGTGCCACCACTACTCGACCAACTAGCCGAAGCCGTACACAGCAACACCCGCACCCGTTCAGGAGGTCGCAACGAAAGAGGGCTACCAATCAACAGCGACGCCATAGACCTCTGGAAAGAACTCGACACGCAAGTGAGAACCGCAGAAGCAAACCGCACCGGCACGACACGCGGACACCTCACACAAATACTCCAACGCTGGAAAAACCTCACCGACCCCCACCTCACCCAAATCACCACCAACATGGTCACCCAAATCGAGAACCTACTCGACCCGCCACCACCCAGAAGGCCCATAAGGCAGCCCTGCCCAGCCTGCGACCAAGAATGGACACACGACACAGCCGGAGACCGCAAACCAGCACTCACAGCAAACGTCTACGACCCAGAAGGCGGCGTATTACCACCCACAGAATGGGATATCCACTGCGCCGAATGCCAAGCGCAATGGCACCCCAACGACCCTGCCTTCAAAATACTCATCCAACTCCTAACCACAACCCAGGAAGCTGTGATAAGATAGACTTGTCTAACGGATAACTGGATCATTTTCCGACAAGATGCGTTGAGTCCTTGTGGTGGGGCTCTTTTTTTATGCCCGCCCGGCGGTCAGGGTTTATCTCCTCTCCCAGGCCACCGGGCATTGCCTCCGGCAGCGATTGGATCGCGCTCAGCAGACTCACGACCGCTGAGAAGTAAGCGGGATCGTACCCCGCCCAGAGGACTCGCGACACGCCAGCGAGGGCCAATGTCGCATCGAAGCACCAGCCAATCGGCGGGGATATTTTCTGTCCTGCCCCCGGCCTGATGGGCTAATCCATAAGGGTTGATAGGGACGAGAGTTAGGTGGTTGGCCAGCTGAAAAACCGCTTGCATCGCCCAGAACTTCGTCGGCTCTTACTTGGTATATGGGTAACATAAAATTAAGCGATGGAAACTGACGATTTGGCGTTCCCAAGCGAGTACCCGGCATGCCCCGAAAGTTGGGCGCCTTACCTAGATTCCATGACACTGAACGAGATTGAGTCTCGAATTGAGAGGTTCGACCAGATAGCCTGGACACTAGGTTCGCCGGAGCGTTTGCGGGACGAGTTGTATGCGGTCCTCACACCACCCCATCGGAGTTCCTTTCCCGTAGTGTCCGCAGAATTTCGGAACATTCCCGAAGCAACTAATGTTTACCGAGTTCGTCAAATCAGTAGTCCTGAGCAAATCAAAGAATCTGCCGACGTTTGGCACGCGCCTCCGAACCTGGTCGGGGCGGGGCGACTGAACCGAGAGCAGGAATCACTCCTCTACACTGCCAATTCGCCTAAAGTAGCCATTGCGGAAGCTCGCGTCCAAGTCGGGGACATGTTCGCCTTATCTGAGTACGAGGCCGCTCACGATATCCCTGTAGTTCTGGTTGGCCAGCAGGCGTCTATAGCAGGCCTTAATGCCCTACAAGCTACCAAGAAGCGTTTGCTTGATGCTTTCTTCTTGAGGATATTCACGACGCCATCGCTTCCAAATGGTAACCGCCCGTACGTTGCCACGGAGGTCCTGGCCAAGGAATTCTACGACTATCCAGCGGACGTGTGCACGGGCTGGATGTACGATTCGATATCCAGTCCAGGGGGAGTTAATTTCGCATTCCGCCCGGACGAGAGTCAACGCGTGTTGCAATTCAAATGCGTGCACTTGGCGCGCCTTCTTCACACCGGTCCTGAGGCCTACGGTTGGTACATGTTCGATGTCAAGCGCCAGAGAGCCGGCAGAGACGAACTAGTCTCCGTTGCTACAAACCCACAAGGCGCGGACTGAGGTTGTCTTTGATAGCAGACTGTCGCGGTGGTCATCCAACCACCATTCAGTGATATGGCTTCCATGGTTACCGCATGACGTTCGGTTCGACTTGCAGGCTAAAGAGATAGTGACATGAGCTCGAGGGGGAGCGGGATGGGTAAGCCGGCGATGTACTGCGGTGCTGATGAGTGCTGCGAGGGTAGGCGGTATCCAGCCTGTATGGATCCCACGAAAGCTAAGGCCCCCACCCTTTCACCTGAGCAATCTCATTGGGACGACGAGCAAGGACTGAATACCCCTTACCTCTGCAGCGATTGAGGCCCAGCTCTTATAGCGCCTGCCTCTATGCCCGCTGATACCGGCACCCTTATAGGCCCAACCCTTTAGGGGCTGGGTATTGGGGGCAGGGATACGGGTACGGAAGGGGAGCCGCACACATGGCAGCACGGGTATGCTCCACCCCACGATGCCCCAACCTGACGGGGATCAATGGGGAGCCGCAGACCGGGGGCAGATGCGGGGACTGCAAGGCCAGGGCGGATAGGGCACGACGACCAGACGGTAACCCGTACACCACCACAGGCCACCACCGCTTCCGCGATGAGGTACTGGCACGCGATCCCATCTGCACACTGTGCCGAGCCGCACGGTCCACCGTGGCTGACCACTACCCAATGGAGAGAGTGGACCTGATAGCTAACGCTCTGGATCCCAACGATCCGTCTCATGGACGTGGATTGTGCAAGCTCTGTCATGACAAGCACACAGCAAAGACTTATTCCTTCGGTGGAACGCATTAGTTACCTCTGGTGACCGCGTGACCGTGGAGCTGACGGCGCGATCGACTGCGAAGTTTGAGCGATGAACAAAGTTCAGTCGGAGCTTGAACACAACCGGGGGTGACCCCTTGAGGGGGATCTGTGCCGGACCGCCGGGGAGGGATCTCTTTGGTCCGGAGGGTTCAAAACATTTCTGACCCTCGATATATATGTTCAACACCGAAAGGGTGATGACAATGGCCTCTGGAGGCGCAAGGAACCGTTCTGGACCGCAGGCAGACCCGAAATCGGGCCGATCTGACCAGCGCAAACTCTCCTTCGATGAGCTCCCAAGCGAGGGCCGCGAGGGTGAACCGCCGACCGAATGGCCGCTATCTGATCCGCAGGTCTACATCGAGACGGTCTCTGACTCAGGCAAGCCGATCAAGAATCTTGATATCGATGCTTCTGAGCAACGCAAAGACGCTGAGCTCGCACTCTGGGCCGAGGTCTGGACCTATCCGCAGGCCGTTGCGTGGGAGCGTGAACCGTGGCGGTGGAACATCATTGCCATCTGGGTCCGCACATTCCTCACCGCATCGGGGCCCGAGGCTAAAGCTGCCGACAAGACCGCACTGCACCGCTTTGGTGACCAGATCGGCCTGACTCCCGCTGGCTTGCGTGAGAATGGCTGGCAGATCGTCCGCGATGAGGTCGCGTCACGCCGCCAAGAATCGACTGAGGCACCTTCGACCGAACCGCGAAAGCGTCGGTTGAGGGCTGTAGGCGATGAGCGCTGATGGGCTCGGCGTCGTTGACTTCCCTACTCTCGGTGACCTGCTGGATGGATGGATCGAAGCGCACTGCAAGGTGCCCAATGGTTTCGACCGCGGTAAGTCATTCAGTCTCTCTGACTGGCAGTTCTGGTGTGTAGCTAACCACTACCGCGTACGGAAGTCAGCCAAGTGGATCCCGGCGTCACCGATGCGCTCTCAGGCATTCGTCTACCGCCGTTCACAGATTGTGGCACCGCAGAAGACGGGTAAGGGGCCGCTATCGGCTGCCATTGTCGCGTCTGAGGCTGTAGGGCCGACTCTCTTTGGTGGTTGGGCGGCTGAGGGCGATCAGTACCGCTGTGAGGACCACGGCTGCCCTTGTGGCTGGGAATTCGACTATGAGCCCGGTGAGCCAATGGGGATCCGCCAACCATCGCCGCTGATTCAGCTACTGGCTACCTCTGAGGACCAGGTTGATAACGTCTACGGGCCGCTGAAAGCCATGATCAAGCTCGGCCCACTCGGTGATCTGATGAAAGTCCGTGAGGGCTTTATTCGCATCATGGGTGGATCTGACGAGAAGGCTGATGACTTCGACAAGATCGAGGCTGTGTCTTCCTCGGCACAGTCCCGGTTGGGTAACCCGATCAGCTTTGCGCTGCAGGATGAGACGGGCACCTACACAGTGAGCAACAAGCTCGTGAAGGTCGCTCAGACTCAGCGCCGCGGCCTTGCCGGTATGGGTGGCCGCGCGATGGAGACCACGAACGCCTGGGATCCGGCTGACAACTCAGTGGCTCAGCAGACATTCGAGTCAACCGCCAAGGACATTTTCAAGTTCTACCGCCAGCCGCCGGCTGATTTGTCCTACAAGAACAAGCGCGAACGCCGTCGAATCCACCAATTCGTCTATGCAGGCTCACCCTGGGTGAACCTTGACGACATCGAGGCTGAGGCTGCCGAGCTTCTGGAGCAAGATCCGGCGCAGGCTGAGCGATTCTTTGGTAACCGCGTGGTCTACGGCGCTGGAACGTGGCTCAGCGATGAGCATGTGGTCGCTATGGAGAAGGAGCACCCGCTACCACCAGATGGAACCTCAGTTGCCGGCGGATTCGATGGCTCGGATCACGACGACTGGACGGCTATCAAGCTCGAGACTAAAGAGGGCTTGCTGTTCACTCCGCTATACGGTCCTGACTCTCGTCCCGCGTACTGGAATCCCTCAGAGTGGGGCGGCACAATCCCCCGCGGCGAGGTTGAGGCTGCGTGGGACGAGATCAGCCGTCGATATGAGCTTGTCCGCGTCTACTGTGACCCCGGCTTCCATGATGAACGGTCCTGGGAGTCGGATATCGAGACATGGGCGCAGCTCTACGGCGAAAAAGTGTTCATTTCATGGCCCACAAACATGATTGGGCGCATGTTTCCAGCCCTGACCCGCTTCCATGCAGATCTCCGCAGCGGAGAGGTCATGCTCGATGACTGCTCAGCCACTCGAGTACATCTGCAGAACGCCAAGAAGGTCAGCAAAACCCAAGACCGCTACGTTCTCGGCAAGCCCGCCCAAACACAAAAGATCGACATTGCCGTGACCTCAGTACTCGCACACGAGGCCGCAGCCGACGCGCGCGCCGCTGGTTGGCCGGTAAAGACAGAGCACTACGTCTACTTCGCCTGAAAGGTGGTGGCTACATGTTGTCAGCTCAAGAAGCCGCCACTAAGACCCAGGAGCTCTACGACTGCCTGGCACGCCGCCGCCCGATGATTGACAACTTTGACCGCTACTACGAGGGCGAACAGCCCTTGAAGTATGCCTCAAAGGAGTGGGCCAAGTTCCACAAGGAGCGCTACAAGGGCTTCTCGGATAACTGGTGTGCCGTCGTCATTGATGCACTCAATGAGCGCTTGCGTGTCAGTGGTCTACAGGTTGGGTCTGAGCCTGACGATGCCGAGAGGCAGCTCTGGGATGACTGGCAGCGCAACGACATGGACGCGCAGTCTTCGCAGGGCTTCCTGCAGACCATTGGCTCCACGCGCTCTGCTGTCATCGTCTGGGGCGACGAGAACGACGAGCCGGTCTACACCTGGGAGCACCCGTCACAGGTCTACGTGGAGTATTCCGCGGAGTTTGTTGCCAAGCCTCTCTATGCGATCAAGGCATGGCAGGACGATAAGCGCGAGTACGCCACGCTGTACACCGATGAGCAGGTCTTCAAGTGGCAGCGCCCGCTTCCAATGGAGGGTATTAAGGATGGCCGCACGTCATCTGGACTGTATGTCAATGCCGCGGGGTTCTCTGCCACTGGCTCATGGGAACCGCGACAGGGTGAGGGCGACGACACTTGGCCACTGAGCCACCCGCTGGGCGAGCTTCCCGTTGTGGAGATTCAGAACCGTCCACGGCTCAAGCGCGGGCCGATCTCGGATATTTCTGGCGTGATGGCAATGCAGGACGCTATCAACCTGCTTTGGGCATACCTCTTCGGAGCCGCAGACCACGCATCATTCCCCGCTCGCGTAATCATGGGCCAAGAGCCTCCCAAGGTGCCAATGCTCGACAAGGATGGGCAGAAGATTGGCGAGAAGGCCATTGATATCGAGGAACTTCGCCAAGGCCGCATGTTGTGGCTCACTGGCGACAAATCCTCCATAGATCAGTTCGATTCAGCCAAGCTTGATGTCTTCACGGATGTCATTGACATCAACATCAACCACGTTGCTGCACAGTCACGCACTCCGGCTCACTACTTCATTGCCAATAAGGGCATGTCGAACCTCAACGGCGAGACCTTGAAGGCCACAGAGACGCCGCTGGTCAAGAAGGGTGGCGAGTTCCAGCTCTACAGCTCGAACGGGCTCGCCAAAATCTTCCGGCTGGGTGCCAAGGTCCGCGGCAACAATGCCCTGGCTGACAGTATCGGGCCACACTCGATCCAATGGGCTGACATGGAGATCAGGTCTGAGGCTCAGCGCTCGGATGCGCTGATCAAGATGAAGCAGATGGGCTACCCAATGCGGCACCTGCTCAAGATGAACGGTCACAGCCCGAACGAGATCGACACCATCATGAAGCAGATTGAGGCAGAGCAAGCCGCAGACCCTCTCTATGCGGCTGAGCAGGCCGTGAGGCGTGGTGCTGACTATGAGCCTGACCTCACTGTCTGACGAGCATCTGGATAACCGCCGGCTAATGGCGATGACTGCCACAGCATCTCTCTCGGCCATCTGGCGCAACGAGGTAGACCCGCGCAACATCGTCCGCACGTGGCGTCGAGCGATACCGGACGCTGCCGAGGTTGTAGCTGAGTACCAAACGCGCGCAGCTATTGACGGTCAACGTTTCATGGACGCCACGCTCAACGATGTGGGACTCACTCCAACGGGCCCAGCGATCAACCCTGCGGGCTTCGCAGGCTTCACGTACCCGCTTGAGCGAGCACCGGCTCGAATGCTGGAGCAGTCCCTAGAGTTTCCCGCGTATCGGGCACTCGATGGTCTGCAGCGTGGCGCAAGTTCCTCTCGTGCTATGGCTGGCGGTCTGGACTCACTGGTCCAAATCGGCTCCACTGCCGTAGCGGACGCTGGTAGGCAGGCTGACGGCGTTGTCGCAGCGACAGAGAATCAAGTTACAGGCTACGTGAGGCAGGTTGAAGCGGGCGCGTGCTCACGATGCGCGATCCTTGCAGGCCGGCGTTACAGATCCAACGAGGGTTTCGACCGTCACCCCAACTGCCTCTGTAGTCACAAGCCCATTATCCAAGGCGGCGAGACGCCAGATGTTCAAGACCCATATGAAATCTTCAATCAGCTCCCACCGGATGAGCAGGAGCGCATCTACACCAAAGCTGGAGCTCAGGCGATCCGCGACGGCGCAGATATGAACCAGGTGGTCAATGCCCGCCGCGGGATGAGCAAGACCGATGGGGGCTCGCTGGTCACCAGTGAAGGCATGGGCAAGCGCAGGGGCCGCTACATCGGCAACGCAGGCCGAACGATGGAGCGCCACAGCGTCCGCGGCGCTCGCATGATGCCCGAAGAGATCTACAAGCGCGCAGGCGGTAACCAGCGCCTCATCAATGAACAGCTAGAGCGCTACGGCTACACACTCCCTGGCGGACAGCAGGCAGAAGGCGTGCTGAGACCGCAGCTCTCAGGCTGGCGCGGGCCATCCGGCTCTGAGATACGCGACTCCAACTAGCAACACCTATCAACCCTCCCGAAAGGGGAACCAATGTCAGAGAACACTGAAAACCAGGCCAGCGAGAGCGAGTCCACACAGGGCGAGCAGGCTGCCAATGAGGCACCCGTGCAAGACGGAGGCTCACAGGAGCAGATCGACTGGAAGGCCGAGGCTGAGAAGTACAAGAAGCTCACCAAGGATTGGGAGAAGAAGGCCAAGGGTGAGGCTGGATCTCTGACGCAAGAGAACGAGGAACTACGCGCCAAGCTCGAAGGTCGCGAAAAGGAATATCAGGCCGAGCAGGAGCGCCGGGAGATTGAGTCTGCCGCGCTCCAGAAGGCCAACGAGCGGATCTTACAGGCTGAGATTCGTGCCGCCGCAGCAGGGAAGCTCAACGACGCTTCCGACGCGCTGCGCTACCTAGATTTGTCTTCCTTTGAGGTTGGGGAAGACGGCGCGGTGGATACACAGGCTGTGTCTGCCGCGATTGACGACCTCACGCAAAGCAAGCCCTACCTGGCCGCGCAAGGTGGCAAACGATTCCAGGGCAGCGCCGACGGCGGGGCTCGAGAGAGCTCTGGACCGGCGCAGCTATCTCGCTCTGATCTGAGCGGGATGTCCACTGACCAGATCAACTCTGCGCGTGCCGAGGGACGGTTAAACGACCTCCTCGGACTCAAATAACAACTAACCGAAGGAGGCAGGCGTCATGTCTGTTGAAAACTTTATTCCTGAGATCTGGAGCGCCGCACTGCTCCAGTCGCTCCGCGATCGCCTTGTCTATGGACAGGCCGGAGTGATCAACCGCAACTACGAGGGCGAGATCGCCCAGGCTGGCGACACGGTGCACATCACCTCGTTCGGTGATCCTGCCGTGCGCGAGTACACCAAGAACGAAACGATCTCTTGGGATCTGCTCGAGTCTGACCAGCAGTCGCTGATCATCGACCAGGCTGATTACTTCGCCTTCAAGGTTGATGACATCGACCGCCGTCAGGCGATGTCCGGATTCGTGGAGGAATCCACTACCGGCGCATCGTACAACCTGGCCGCTGAGACTGACGCCTACCTCGCAGGCAAGATGTCAGACGCCGCTGTGGACGGAAGCGACCTGGGGGCCATTGAGGTTGCCCACGCTCGCGATGCCTACAACCTTCTGCTCAAGCTGCGCACGCGGCTGACTCGCACCAACACCCCGGACGAGGGGCGCTTTGCAGTGATCCCGCCCGAGCTGTACGGCGTGCTTCTGCGTGACGACCGCTTCATTCGCGCCGACGCTTCCGGCACCACCGAAGGGCTCCGTAATGGCGTCGTCGGTCGCGCTGCTGGCTTCGACGTGATCGAGGGCAACCGGGTTCCAGAGAATGCCGGTGCGTACACCATCCTTGCCGGTCACGGTATCGCTACCACGTTCGCTGAGCAGATCGCCTCCACTGAGGCTATGCGCCTGGAGAACACCTTTGGTGACGGCGTTCGTGGCCTGCACCTCTACGGTGCCCGCGTGGTCCGCCCAGACAATGTAGCCAAGGCCACCGTCACTATCGATCCTGCTGCAGAAGAAGGCGGCGGAGACGGCGAAGGCTGATCAGTCGGATAACTGAAGGGAGGCCGTCGTGCCTAACGAATTTCCCCCGCTAGTCACGGCGGCTGACCTTGAGCCGTACGATATCGACACCTCGAACGAAGCGCTCATCAACAGCCTGATTGCCGCAGTGTCGTCGGGGATCCGGGAAGCTGCAGGCGTACCTATCTCTAAGGTGCAATCCACCGTGGAGCTCTACGGGCGCAATAGCCAGTTTCTCGAGATCCCCGGCGGGCCACTGCTCAGCGTTGACGAGGTACTGAGCGAGGGCGAGCCGGTCACTGATTACAAGATCCGCGATGGTCGCCTATGGCGCAAGGCCAGTTGGGGCACCATCGAGGACGACATCACGGTCACCTTCACTCATGGCTGGGATCCAGTACCGGCAGATGTGGTCAAGCTCGGAATCAACCTTGTAGCCGCAGGGCTCAACGAGGCGACGTCCGAGGGTGGCCTAGCATCACGCCGGGGCCTGGTCTCTAAGCAGATGTCACTCGATGACTATTCAGAGCAGGAGTCTTACGTCCGCGGTGAGGACGAGGTAATCGACCTGACAGAGATCCCAGACCGCACCCGCGAATGGTTGCGGCGTAGGTTCTCATCCCAAGCATTCGTCACTGGGGGCCAGTGATGAAGACACAGCAACTACTGGAGCGCGGACGGGCAGTGGCTGAACGTCTAATGACCGGCACGTGCACTATCACCCGCGAAGACCCTGATGGCGAGACCACGATCAACCCGGATAACGGGCAAGAGATCCCCGTAACCACCACGGTCTACACCGGCAAGTGCAAGCTCAGCTCCACCCCGGCTACTGGTGAACAGCTCGACTCCACCCACCACCGCTACCTAGTGGAGACCCCGCGGCTGCACCTTCCCCACGATGCACAGGTCCAGTCCGGCGATGACGCAGTGATCACCGCGACTGAGACCGGCAACGTCTCCACCGGCATCAGTATGCGCCTGGTGGACCTCAACCGGGGCACATACCGAACGTCGCAGCGATGGAACGTGGAGGTGGCTACGGGATGAGCATTCACGTTCGCATGGAGGGTCTTGATGCAGTTGTAGCGGACCTTGCCGCTGCACCTCGCCAGACTGCCTCCAAGCTCCGCCCAATCATGCGCAAGGGTGGCGTGCAGATGAAGCGCAAGATGGCCGACGCATTTAAAGGCTCGCGGTCATTCAGGCAGGTTGGCCGATCGGTTGACTTTGACTTCATCGAATCGTCTGGCTTCGGTATCGGGCACATGGAGGTTGAAGTTGGCCCCAATGCACACCGCAACCCAGCTGCAGCCCTAGCCGGTATCGCCTACTTCGGTGGCGCGAACGGTGGTGGCGGCACAGTCCCGGAGCCTGACCAGATCCTGGAGGACGAGGCCAATACCGCGGTCAAGTTCCTGGCCGATGCGCTGGGAGATGTGCTGTGATCCACTTCGACGCCATACGCGACATGATCACCGACGAGGCAGTCAAGGTCTATATCGGCAAAGCTCGGCTCAGCAATCCACCGACGACTAATGACTTCCCCTACGTCGCCATTCGGGGCTCACTGCCCACGCACTACTCAGGCACGGGACCAGATGAGCCGACACTGGCGGACCTGCCGAGCTCATGGCGGGCAACGATTCGCCTGACCTACGCGGCGGTGTCACCCAATCAAATGCAATGGCTGCTTCCTCGAGTCCGTGACGCCATCGACCGCAAGGTTCCAGTTATTGAGGGCTTCACTTGTGAGCGCATCCGACTCAGCAGCCTGCAGCCCATTGATGATGACGAGAGTATGCCGCTATCCAATGGCCGCTATCCGATCTATGGCATTGACGAGCTGACCCTGATCGCCCAACGAAACTAGGAGATTCACCATGCGCGACCCCGTTGTCGTCGTGTCTAAGCGCACAGGGCAAACGCTCGAAGTGCCACGGGCTCGACTCGATAAAAACCCTCACCTCTTCCGACTTCCGGCACGCGCTGCGAAGTCGGAGCCCAAGGCCAAGAAGGCTGCGGAGCAACCCGAGAAAACCGAGAATACTACTGATAAAGGAGGCCGCTGATGGGCCGTCGATTGAGTCAGGGCCGCATTAAGCTCACCCTTCTGGTGGATGCTCCAGCGGACCCCGAGAACCCCACTGCAAGCGAGTTGAACGATGGTCACGATGCTTCGGCTGATATTGACATGCCGTCGTTCGTGTTCACCGCCGCTGATTCGGACACCCGGCCCAACACAAAGCTGGTATCTCGCTCTCAGAGCCAGATGGTCACCAACCGCAATCATGAGGCGAGCATTCGCGTCGAGCGCGGTTATACCGCTGGTGGTGACACTGCTAGTGACGACGAGACCGCACAGCTCATTCTCGACAATGTTGGCTCTCGCATCTGGGCTTACAAGCGCGAGTCTGACAAGTGGTCAACAGATGAATGGGAAGACGGCGACATGTACGCCATGGGTGGCAGTTTCGAGATTGACACTCCGAAGCGCGGCGACCAGGAAGGCAACATCGCTTTCGATGTTCGCCTGTTGCCACAGGATGTGTACGACTTCGGCACCGTCGCTGCCGGTTCCGGCACCTGATCCACCACTAGACCCCGGTGGCGGGGTTGCTCTCAGGCTCACCCCGCCACCGGCACTTCCCCACAAGAGCCTGACCCATAACCATTCAGCCCTGGCGCGACTGTGCCGGGGCTTTTCTGTACCCAAGGAGAGCCTGAGATGACCGAGAACCTGGACGCCGAAACATTCAGCCTGGACGACTGGCTGAAAGACGCACACCTGCCTGAGCGATCCTGCCGCATCTTCCGTGGCGGACACCTGATCGGCAAGTTGGAGCGACTGCAGGACCAGATTCGTGATGAGCAATCCGCGAGCGAGCAGACGCTCCAGTCGCGCCAGAAGCTCACGCAACTCATGGAGGAATACCAGGCCACGCTAGAGAAGTTCGGAGCCTCTGCGCTGACTGTCTATCTCCGCGCGCTCAGTGGGCCCATCCTGCGAGAACTGCGCGCTGAGTCAGACGAGATCGAAAAGAAAAAGGGCCAGGACCGCCAGACTTCCGCCGCTGAATTCTGGTACGCGATGGTAGCTCGCTCTGTGGTCGCTGTTCAGCCCGCCGATGGTGAGCGCCAAGCAGTCAAGTGGACCGCTGAGAATATCAAGGCTCTCGACACTGAGATTGGCATGGGTGAGTTCGGCAAGCTCAAGGCCACCTATCAGCGTGCTCAACAGGAAGTCCAGGAGCCGGACGCAGATTTTTTACAGAAGTCCTCTGGCGGCAACAAGGACGATACCGAAAGCTGATCCAGATTCTCGGCCTAGCTGAGCGGTACGGCAAGCCGCCGTCCACTTGGCTAGGCGGGGAAGCCTGGGGAGAGAAAGACGCTCGACTCACACTGGCGTTTGCGTTCTACCAGGACGGGCTCTGTAGCTGCGGTAAACCGATCATTGTTGCCCACGACGAGGCGCAAGACGGCTGGTATGAGACCAAAGAGAGCATCTGTTACTCGTGCAAGGCGCAAGAGCAAGAGAAGAAGTCCGACGCCAAGCCTGAGCCTGGATCCAAGACCTACGTGGTGCTAGATCCCGAGGGAATCAGGGCTAGCGCTCAAGAATGAAGTCAATACCCCTGTCAGGGTGGTAGTTCCAGGACGCGGTCCCACCGAACCATGACTCGCTGCGATTGCCTTGGAGCGCGTTTGTCTGTTCGATGTCTTGCCATACACGAGCAGGAGCACCAGAAGCACCCAGGAGGCAGTTGACGGCAGCGAAGTGTTCGACTTCCCCGCCACGCACGGAGACCTGCCGCGCCTGTCGGTTGTGAGACATAGCTGAGCTGAAACTGCTGCATGCACCAACGGCTTCCGCAATCACGCCCTCATACTGCTCACTTCCGCTCGACGCAGACGGGCTCCGGGAATCAGTCATGGCGGAACCGGCGACCATGAGCGCGAATAACGCAGCCAATCCACCAGCGGTCCACCACAGAAAGCGCTCGAATCCTCTTGTGGGTTTCGTTGTGGACTTCGCCACCTGGTGATCCTCAAGAGTCTCGGCGCGGCGCTCTCGGGCTGACTGGCTCCATCGCTCACGTTTCTGGCGTCGGCTTTCGGGTTCCATAACGTCCCCTCGCTGCAATTCCCAGCAGTATTTCACGCCTCTAGGAGGTTTACTATGGCTGATCGCCGCGTAAAGCTAATCCTCGAGGCACAAGTAGACCAGTTCAACAACAATCTACGGCGGGCGCAGACCGAGGCTGAGGGGCTTGGAAACAAGCTCCAGAGGTCTCTCGGTTCGCGCGAGATGCAGTCCTTAGGTCGGCACCTAGCAGCCTTTGGCGCGGCCACTGTTGCCGCATTGGGTATGGCCGCTAAGGCTGCCATCGACTGGGAAACTGCATGGACCGATGTCATGCGCCGTACCGACGGCACGCCACAGCAACTTGGCGAGCTCGAGGACGCTTTGCGTGGGGTTGCTCGTGAGCTACCGACGACTCACCAAGAAGTCGCTGCTGTAGCTGCCGCCGCCGCCCAGCTAGGCGTCTCCGTTGATGATGTCGAGGACTTCACCCGCGTCATGATCGACATGGGCGTAGCTACGAATATGACGGCTGAGGATGCCGCTACAGCTATGGCCCGGTTCGCAAACGTCATGGGCACGCCAATTCCAGACATGGACCGGCTTGGCTCGGCCATTGTAGATCTCGGCAATAACAGTGCGACAACTGAGTCCGAGATTATGGACATGGCTCAGAATATCGCTGGTGCTGGTGCCGCATTCGGTATGAGTGAGGGTGAAGTGCTCGGCTTCGCTGCAGCACTGACATCGGTTGGCGTCCCTGCCGCAATGGGTGGCACTGCGGTTAGCCGCATGATGTACGACATCGACGCCGCTACGACTGAGGGTGGAGAGGCACTACAGGGCTTCGCAGACATCGCGGGCATGACTGCTGATGAGTTCGCCAACCTGTGGCAGGAGGACTCTGCTTCAGCCCTTGAGAGCTTTGTGCTTGGGCTTCAGAGGGCTTCTGAGGAAGGCACTAGCGTTGCTGAGTCCCTGGGTGAGCTGGGTATCAATGAACAGCGAACCGTCCGCGCCTTCACCAACATGGCCGCTGCAGGTGACTTTCTGGGCGACTCTCTTGATCGCGGAAACACTGCCTGGGAAGAAAACTCCGCACTAGCGACTGAGGCCGGTTATGTCTATGACACCACGGCTGCGCGAATTCAGGCGGCATGGGCACAGATTCAAGATGCCGCTATTGACGCGGGACAGTACCTGTTGCCGGTCATTGACTTCTTGCTCGATGGTGTCTCTCGCCTAGCTACTGGGTTCCAGGATCTACCGGGCCCAGCCCAGGGTGCACTGACGTATATCGGTGCACTCGTTGGGCCCGCTGCACTGCTTGCCGGCTCATTCATTCTCTTGGCTCCACGCATCTTTGAAACACGCGATGCCCTGCGAGCAATGAATATCATTGGCCCCGGCGCGAACAGTGTCCTCCGGAACTTGGGGCGCGCAGCCGGTATCGCTGGCGCTGCAGCCGGCGTCATCTTCCTGGCAGACAGCCTGCTACGCCTGGGGGACACCCAGTATGACGTGAGCCGCATGGCGCTCGAAGTTGAAAATGATTTCCTGCGCATGGCTGAGGCTGGGACCAACGCTTCGGTTGGATTCTCGCACCTTGAAGCCAACAAGGACTCATGGTGGCAGAACGGTCTGTCCAATGAGATCAACAACGTTGCTGACGCCTGGATGCACATGCAAGACACGGCGGATAAGTGGCACAGTGGCGGGCCGGAAATGTTCGGCTTCAACAACCTCGCCGTTGACCTCAATGAGTTCACCGCCGCTTTCGAGGCTGCTGATACCGCAATGGCAAATATGGCAGCCAATGGTCGCGTGGAAGCCGTCGCGGACCAGATGCATGAATACGCTGATGCCTTTGCTGCTGCTGGCCTGTCGTCTCGAGATCTGGGTGAAGCCTTTCCAGAGCTCCGCGACCAGTTAATCCAGCTTCAAAACGAGGTTGGGCCTACTACTGCAGAAGGCCGAGAGCTTGCGGAAGTCATCGAGCTACTTGGCGGAAGAAGTGTTATATCCGCTGAGGGCACCGACAAGGCGAAGCAGTCCACAAGCGAGCTGGGCGAAGCTGCTCTCGATGCCGCAGGTGGTATTGATGAGCTAGATGGCGGCATGGACGAGCTTACCGCTGGGCTCGAAGAAGTTGGCTTGGCTGCTGACGGAACAGTCGAATCACTGAGCGCATTTATGGACGTGCTCTTTGAGGCTGGCATCCTCACGATGGACTCACGCGAGGCAACTTCTCGCTTCCATGAGGCAATTCGCAATGCTGACGATGCCCTCAAGACCATCACGGAATCCCAGGGCGAAATGGGCCGGATGCTCAACCGGAACAAGACTGACTTCGACCTGACAACTGAGGCTGGGCAGCTTGCGAATGGAGCATTCCAGGACATCACAAAGTCGGGCTTCGATGCAGCGCAAGCAATGGCAGAGAATGGCGCGTCACAGGATGACGTGCAGGGCAAGCTGCGCCGGACCTACGACAGCCTCATTGAGACTGCTATCGGCTTTGGTATCAGCGAAGACGCCGCTATCGAACTAACTCGTGAAGTCATGGGTATCCCTGGTGATGTGTCCATTGATTCATGGATGTCCGAGGAAGCAAAGCGTGTAGCCGAGGAAACAAAGCGTGTTCTCGATGCTACTGATGGCACACACATTCGAACCTCGCACACTCACACAGTCAACCGGAATATCCGCGAGAGTATGCAGCGGCTCGGGATTGACCCGCGCCATAACAATGTGGCAATGGCAACCGGCGGCGCTGTCCGTGGCCCTGGTACTGGAACCTCTGACGACATCCCCGCGTGGCTCTCCAATGGTGAGCACGTCCTGACCGCTAAAGAGGTCGGCCTCATGGGTGGCCAGCAGGGCGTCTACGACTTCCGTAGGTCTCTCACTGGCACGACACCGCAGCGACCATCTGGCCGTGATCTGGTGCCGACGTACGCCACCGGGGGAGCGGCTACTCGTGGCAGTGGTGGCGGTGGTATCGACTATGAGCGCCTCGCCAATGCAGTGAGCAACCGTCCGTTCGTCGGTACGCTGCAGACAGCAGAAGGTGCCTTCCTGGGCGAGGTCCAGATGGCAATGCGTCACCCCGCAGTAATCCGCACAGCATCCCAGGGCCTGGCTGAGCAGTCAGGCCGCGATCAGAGGGGGACCGGTGGCAGACGACGTTGATATCAGGTTTGGTGGCGAGTCCATCAATCAAGTACTGGCCGATGAGGGCTACGAGTTCAGCGTCAACGGCATCACTGGTGATCGCTTGTTGGGATCCAGTCTTGAGGTTGCCGGCCAACCTGGGCGTGATGGTGACCGGCTGATCGACAAGAACCTCCCGTCACGCACAATCACGGTTACTTACACGCTGCAGGTGGACAAGGAAGCCTCACACGAGGCGCTGGAGAAGCACGCAGAGGCCGAGCAGATACTTGCTGGCCTCTTACATCGTCCCGGCCTTGCAGAGCTGGAGATGAGCCACAGAGACGGCTACTTCCGCGCCGAGTTCGAGGGCGCTTCTAAGTCCAGTGACTACGCCCATATGCACCAGGGCACGCTGACCTTCTTCTGTCCACAGCCGTTCCTCTATGGCTCGTCTCTGACGACGACTATTGCCGGTGGGCTCGTGGCGGTGGACTCGAACTATTACGTGGAGCCGGTGATCATCTGGACCACGAATCAGAGTGTGGGCGCGGCGTGGATCGAGGTTGATGGCGAACGACTGACTATCGACACCGGCATCAGCTCAGGTCAGCAGATTCGCATCGACTCCCAGCGCATGGAGACCCGCATAGGTGGCGTGCTGAACGTGGAGAACATCGGCCTGCCGGGGGAGCCTTACCCGGTGATCCGCGATGGCTCCAGTATCACCCGCTCACCTGGTGGGTCTATCGAATTCAGGTATCAAGCCCGCCACATCTAGCACCTGATCACCGCCACATTCTTTCTCGCTCGACCCCCTGCCCTGGAGGTGCCATGTCTTCTCACGGAACCAAAGCATCGGTGGGCCTACTGGGTTGGAACGGCAATCCGATCCGTGTCATGCAGGGCGCAGATTGGGTGCTGGAGGACCGTGAGGATTCCACTAACCAACTCCGCGTGACGGTCAGCCTCGCTAGTGCTGAGGGCGTGAAGACTGAGCAGGAAGTCATCTTCAAGGGCCGCAAGTTCGCCATCACTGGTCTCGACCGGGACCGCGCTGATGATCTGGCGTTGCTGATCGCTGATGAGGTCCAGGCCGAGCTGGCGGATTTGATTCTGCCGACGTTCAAGTCGGTGGCGTGGACTCTTGAGGCCGCGATGGAGGCTGCGCTTCAGAATACTCGGTGGACTATCGGCAGCCTGAATGGTGCCCGGTTCCCTGTGGTGGACTTTGAAGAGATCTCGGTGCTTGAGGCGCTACAGTTCCTTGCCCGCCACCAGGACGCACGCCTGGTGTTTGATTCTCTGCGTCGTCGTGTGAGCATCCTGGAACAGCCCGGTCAGCTACTGGAAAAGGTCTTCACTTATGGTCGGCAGCTCACCAATATCGAGAAGGAAGAGCGCGCACCTAAGACCACGGTGATCCGTCCGACTGGTGCCGATGGGCTGACCATCGCCAGCGTCAACAACGGTGTTCCCTATGTGGAGGATTACGGCTACTACACCTCGCAGGGCATTAGCCTGTCCAATGCGCGTGCCCGGTACAAGAAAGAGGACTACTGGGAAGAGACCCGCTATGAGGATGCGGAGAACCTGAAGCGTGATGCGCTGAACCGGCTCAAGGATGAGGCGCACCCGCAGATCACTTACACGCTCACCGCAGCGGCCACGACTGCTGTTGATGGCGAGGATGACTTTGACCTGGGTGAGCTTCACTTGGGCGATCAGGTGCACGTCTGGGACCAGCAGATCGACGCCAAGCTCAAGGCCGAGGTCACCGCAGTTACGACTAGCTCTGACTCGTCACAGAACCAGCTTGTCCTGTCGTACCTTCCTGAGTCGCTAAATGCTGGCACTGAGGGCCGCTATTTCGGTGACTCTGGTAATCCGCATGGTGATAGTGGTCGGTCTGGTTTCCAGCCTCGCCCGTCTATGCCGATCCTGGAGTCTCTGAATCGTGTTGGCGGTGGCCTTGTCCGCTGGAATGGGCAGGACCACGACGGCAACACTTCTACGATCCCGGCGCGGTTCGGCACGATTGAGACCCGCGTTGCCAAGCTGATTGATGGGGCGATCCCTTCGCCGGATAGCGACGAGGCTTTCTCTGGCACGTCTATTTCTGAGCGTGGTGGCGGTATCGCGTCGGTCGCGTTCGGTGGCGGCGGTGAGTTCGCTGTGTGGTTCTACATGGTGGGCCGCGATGGCCGCACCCGCTCGGAGTATTCCGAGCCGCTGGTGATCGAGGTTGAGGCACTGGTTGACACCGATGCAATGCGGGATGAACTGGACGCCGCTGAGGAACGCCTTGATGGTCTCGAAGGGATCATGGGCGGCTACGACGGGAATATCAGCGACCTCAACAAAGAACTTGAAGACCTTGGCGAGTTCCTAGCCAACGGTGACGTTGACGCTGATTCATGGAGTGTCGGTGGCCGCATCATGGGCCGCGACATCATTGGTCAGACCTTCGCTGGTGCAGCGGCGGCATTCCTGCGGCTCACCTCAGAGAACATCGAAGCTGGGGCAATCCAGACCCGGCACCTGGCGATAGCGGATCTCCAGAACCATCTCAATGATGATGCGCTCTGGGAGTTTCGAGAGAGCGGCACTGACAGTGGTATCTGGTCTGCTGGATCAGGTGAGGCGTCAGGGTGGGCCACGCTCACTACCCAAACCCAAGGCCCAGTGGTATTGCGGTACAACACCTCTGACCACGTTTCAGGGGAACCGTCATCCTTGCGATTCGTCCCTACTGGGCAGGGTGTGCCAGTTCGACCTGGTGACTCTTTCTACTTGACCGCAGAAACGTGGGTTGCTGCCGGTTCAACCGGAAACCTGCGCCTGTACGCCCGGTACTCCGATAGCAACGGCGGCAACGTCACGCATGAGGAAATCGGTCTCATCACTAGCGGTGGTATCGCGCACGAATGGGAGGTGCCAGCAGGCTCGCATCGGCGCATGGAGCTGGAGTTCTGGGCTGAGGAAAGCGGTTCGAGCAACGGGCAAATGGGCAGCTTCCGGTTCCGACGTAAGCATGGTGCTGAGCTGCTGGTTGATGGCGCGATCACCACACGCAAGCTCTACATCACTGAAGAGATGGTGGCCGAGCTTGGCAAGTTCCTCAAGATTAAAGTTGGGGAACTTGGGGCCAACGAGATCGAGGGTATGTCGATCATTGGCGGCACCATCGAGGGCACTGTCATGCGTGGCAACCTGTTCGAGACAACCGCAACGCCCAATCGGGGTATTAAGTTCGACACCAACAACTTCCGCGCCTGGGACTCCAATAACAACCTGCGGACACAGGTATCAGCCACCACGGGGAACCTCACTGCGACGGGGAGCATTCGGACGAACTTCTCCGGAAACATGGTTGAGATCTACGACGATGGTGACGGCGGAAATATCCGCTTCCACTCGGGGTCGGCGCGTAGCTCAATCAAGTCACGCCACTCAGCAGGCCGTCTCTCGATGGTTTACAACGAGCTAGACGGCAACGCATCAGACCTCCCATTCGTGGGAGTCGAGGCAGACAAGGCGATACTCCAGTACCGCTCACAGGTCATCATGGTCGGCAGGCGCTCAAGCGGTGCTGAATACCTAGAGCTAGACGGGTCGCCTGTCACGGTTCGCGGCAACATCGACATGCGTAACGGTCGCACGCAGTACCGCTACGGAAACGCCGCACCGCTGGCCTTCGTGGGCAACCGGCCAGAAGAGGGTAGTTCTCCACACTTTGAAATCCGTGTCGAGGAAGGCCCGCTCCGCCTCAGTGCTAGCCGCATTGACGCGCGGGCCATTGACCGCGAAACGACCTCCTTGTCCGCCAATGTTCACGTCAATCAGAACGGTTGGCTGCGCCGGGTCTCATCTGCTTCCCGGTACAAGCTGGATCAGAAGGCGCTCAATGTGCCTGACACGATTCTGGACATCTCACTCAGGGACTGGGTGGACAAAGCTGAGGCTGAGGCCTACGCCGAATTACTGGGTAAGCCGCGACCATTCAGTGAGCGCGATCAAGAGGACTACGACGCCATTACTATGCGCCGTGTTCCTGGCGTGGTGGCCGAAGAGGTTGCCGACCTTGGCGGTGACCAGTTTGTGGTCTACGGACAAGACGGGCAAGCCGAAGAGGTCATGTACGACCGGCTTTCGCTGGCTCAGATTCAGGCGATTCTTCGGCTTATCACTCAACAGCAAGAACACATCGACGCCCTAACGGATCGCGTCTCAACACTGGAGGAGGCCTCATGAATGCCGAGGACGTAGAGAAGCTGCTTGCCCAGAAGGACAAGGTAATTCAGCGGTTGGCCTCGCAGGTGGCGAACCTGAATCTCGAGTCCACGATGGCGGGCGTCGAGCTGGAAGAGAAGGACGCACGCATCAAGGAGTTGGAGGCCAAGAATGAGTGAACAGCAGATTGAGCTTCCCGCCCTTGAACACGGTTTCGTGAAGGGCCGGTTTGTGCTCGCCAAGGCTGACAGCCTGGGGGACGGCAACCGATACCCTGACCTGCTCCCAGAGCAAGGGCAAGTGCAACTCATTCCGCAGCACGTCATCTACCTCACGGAAGGCCCGGAGCCTGCCACGGTAGAGGGGCGTCCCATCCCAGGCGAGATTGACGAGCGCGGATACCTGGTGGACCCAGAAAGCGAAGAGGACCAGGAGCTTGAGCCGGGAATGTGGCTGGCTGTTGGCCGGTACACGGTTGAGCTGATGTTCGCCGGAATGCGCAGGCGTCGCTCATTCGGCATCACGGTCAAGCCGGAGCACACCAAAGAGAACCCACTCCACCTGACTCTCGCTGAGCCACAGACGCCCGCACCTGGCACCACGGAGATCACGCGCATCATTGACCGGCAGCTCGCACAGTTGGCCGCAGAAGAGGCACAGGGCTACCGCGACGAGGCTGAGACGTTCCGTGACGAGGCCCAGCTCGCCACCCAGGGCGCGGACGCCTACGAGGTGGCAGTACAGCAGGGTTACGAGGGCACCCGCGATGAATGGCTGGAGTCGCTGGTTGGCCCTATGCCCACTGAGCTTGCCACTACCAGTGATCCGGGATTGATGGGGACAGAGCATGTTTCCAAGCTGGAGACGGCACCTTCCGGCTCAGGGACCAGTGTCACCATCCACGTCTCTCCGAACGGGGACGACTCGGCAAACGGTGGCGCGTCTACGCCCGTCAAGACGTTGGCTGAGGCCACAAGCCGTGTCCCTGACATTGTGAAACAGGGCCACAGCTACCGTATCCGGCTACTGGAGGGTGAGTGGGACGAAGACCTAGAGCTGAATCACCGTACCGTCTACGGCCTCCTGTGTGTGGAAGGCTCAACCGATGACCGCTCCAACCATAAGGTGCGAAGCGTTTCCCATTACTCCATCATCGGTCAGCTTCAGGTCAGAGACATCACTACAACAGTGAAGGATGGCTCGGGACCGTCATTCCGATTCTCCCGGTGCTCACCTCATGTCCTCGTATATAACTGTGACGCCGAAGGAGACCCTGAGCACGACAAGGGTGTGACCGGTGTGATCGGTTTCCTTGCTGACTATGGATCGAATGTCATGATCCGAAACTCAAACGCCAGCCATAAGCGTTACGGCATTCGCTCAAATTACCTATCCCGCGTCTTCTCCCGCGACAACACAGGCGAGAACAACACATTTGGAATGGGTGTCAGGTGGGGTGGCATCTTGTCCTCCTGGGGTACACAGCCAAACGGCGACACGATGCGAACCAACTCGTCAGGTGGCCTAATGCTCGCCGGACAAGGGGAGCGCTCAGAGGTATCACCCGACGAGCGCGGACTCATCGCCTCCCAGCAATCCGGCAACTACTCAGGCGTGAGGAAGAGCTACATCCTCAACTCCCAGAATGCAGGCATCGGGACAACGATACCCACCAACGCGAAGGTCAGACTGCACTTTGTTGGCCCTGCTGAAGGATTCTTATTCAGCAAGATCGCTTTCCACGGCAAAAGCTCAACGACAGCAGGCAGGCATATCAACGCAGAGGCGGGGGCACTCCTACGCAACAGCACGTTCAACCCAACAGAGCCCGCAGTGGTGGTGCACTCGTCAGTCGGAATGATTGAGGCTGAACCGGTGCAAGTTATCCACAGTGGGAGCAACCGCAGATTCTATATAGACATTTTGCCGTACTCCGCACAAGCGGACACGTGGACGATTAGCGTCAAAAACACGATGGGCGGCACATCAGAGGCGCCCATCCTTGAAAACGTCGAGCTGATCACATCATGAACCGGGAAGCCATGCCGCATAGCCAGCACGTAGCAGTCCGCGAACCACCCAGCGCAGGGAGGCACCATGCCAGGTAGATTCCTCCCAACATCATCCGGGATTCTCGGCAGTGTGCTCATCGTGGCTGGAATCGGGTACATCGGCATTGGTCTCGGCTGGTTGGTTACATCAACCGTGCAGCGACTAGCTGGCATTCAATGGCTAGGAATTGCCGGAGGAGACGAAACCATCGGCGCAGGCTGGATCACCATCGGGGTAATCGTTGCCATCTGCGGAATATTCAGCAGCAAACCCAAGGTCGAGACAGCCGGGACCATACTGGCCACCGGCTGGCCGGGGCTCATGGGCATCTTCTTTCTCATCGCCTGGGGTAGTGGCGAATCAGAGACCGGATGGATCACCACAATCAGCTACAGCCTCTTCGCCATCCTCATCACTACTGTCGCTTCACACCCCCGGCCTAAATCGCGGGGGCGATTCGACAACTGCGATAACGAAGGCGAGGCGTGATGTATGACACCAGAGCAGGGGGCATGGACGGTTGTCGCAGTGTTCATCACAGGGGTGTTCTCATTCCTAGTTGCACGCGCCAAGTCCAGGGCCGATGAGAAGACCAAGACGGCCTCACTTGAAGCGTCGGTATCAGATAGCACATGGGAACGTGCCCAAGAGTGGCTGAACCGGCTAGAGGGTGAAGTCAAAGAGCTGCGTGCCGAGAACCGCAAGATCACTGCCAAGCATGAAGAGTTATGGGAAGAGAACCGGTTGCTGCATCAAGAGAACCGGGATCAGCAGCAGCTCATCAAAGAGGTAGCTGAGTACATCCTTCAGACGGATGCGTGGATCGCTCAGGGATCCCCGCCGCCACCGCCGACTAAGCCGCAGCGGATCGCTCAGCACGTCGAACAGATCAGGCAAAAATACAGCCACTAACCACCACTGCAAGGCCTCCACGGGGGCCCTTTTTTATGCCCAATTGGAGGCCGCAATGAGCAAGACACATGAGTTTGACGACGGGACTGTCGTGGAGCTGGACGATGACGTGGAGGTTGAAGACTTCCTCAACGCGGACGCAGACGACATCTCAGAAGAGGACCACGCCGCCCTGGTCGCCAAGTGTGAGGCCGAGGTGGACACCTCAGACCTTGACGAGGACTACGAGCCGGAACCAGAAGGGGATGACCTCGCATGAGCCGCTACACCAGAGCCCAATGGGGCGCACGCTACCGGGCCGGATTCGGTGACCGGTCCCAGAACTACCCACTGAATGAGGTCTGGGGGCACCACAGTGTGACTGCCCAGCTTGGACCCAATGCGACCTTCGCTCAGGAATGCGCCCAGATGCGCGTGCTGGAGAATATTGGTCAGCAGAGGTTCAAAGGTGGCATCAGCTACAGCTTTGCATTCTTCCCGTCAGGCCGCGCTTATCACGGGCTTGGGGCTTCACGCATCGGCGCTCACACAGGTGGCCGCAACAGCATCAGTATCTCGTTTGTGTTCGTCGGCAACTACGAGAACACGGTGCCCACAGCTGCAGCACTCGGAGCCGCAGCGCAGTGCCTGAAAGACCTCCGTGCGCAGGGCATTATCCGCCAGCCACGCATGAACGGCGGGCACCGTGACGCTCCCGGCCAGCCCGCTACGGCTTGCCCAGGACGGCACCTGCACTCGCGGATCAGCGTCATCAACTCGCAGGCCGCAGGGCGAGTGACACAGGCTCCAGCTAGGCCAGCTCCAGCACCCACCACCAGCTCATCCTCTAGCAACTCCAACCGTCACCGCAGTGAGCAATTCACCAACTGGCCGCAACGTGCACTACAGGTCCGCGACTTCCCTGTCGGTACCTACTGGCTACGGCTGGGAGACAGTGGCCGCGTGATTCCGAACGAGTACCGGCACGCTCTTGTGCTGGCACTCCACGGCGCAGGCTACGAGTACAAGGAGCAGTCCGTGCAAGGTGCATGGCGACAGATCAGGGACTGGCTCAGAGGTCAGCACGGCTACAACACTCCAACTGATCGCCGATCAGTGGCGCGTGACTTCCAGCGCTACCTCCAGCGCCAGGGGCTCTACCGGGGCGCGATTGACGGCGTACTCGGACCACAAAGCATCTGGGCCATCACCACCTGGCTCAACCGCATCCGCAGCGCATACAACTCATAGGAGAACAGCATGGCAGAGAAGAAAGTAACCCGAACGCCACGCAAGAGGATCTACATCGGCGTCATTATCGTGGCAGTACTGGCGCTCATCATCTTTGAGGCAGTAGTACCAGGCACCACGGACAACCTCTCAGGAGCCGCTGAGATCGTCGTGGATCGTCTAGGTGCCATCATCCCCACAGCAGCCGCAGTGATTGGCTCTGTGCTGGCACTGCTGAACCTCACCGATGATGAACCGAAAGACCTGTACGACCCAGTAGAGGATGACGTACAGTATTAGCACGTTGCACCAGAGAGCGCCCACTTGGCTACGGCTGAGTGGGCGCTATTTCTGTGTCTAGGCCCTTCGCTTCCATTCGGGAACCTCTAACTTTGGAACAGCTCGGAGCATATAGGCGTCGAACTGGGGGACCGTGAACGAGGCGAACCCATGGGTCGGGGTGTAGAGCAGCCCCATCGAAATCAGCTCGGCACGTGTGGGGCCTTGGTTCTGGGAGGTTCGATTCATCCGCTCGGCGACATCAATCGCCTTTTGCGGACCCGGTCCCAAATCGGCCATGGCGCGCAGGTAGGAGCGTTGCAACTCAGTACATCGATCAAGGCGCACTCGAAAAAATGAAGTGTCCAGTTTGCTCGTATAGGCGGGTATGGCGTCGGTTATGTCCTGTTTAGTGATGCGGCCATTTTCGGCAATACTCCACACCGCATACCCGAGTTCTTGTATGAAATAGGGGTAACCTTCTGTGATCCTCACCGCCTCATCTAATGCTGCATCCTCAAATTCGACACCTTCGTCTGCTGCGGGCCGGGCCAGGGCTTCCTTTGCATCCGCCTCATTGAAGTTGGCAATCTCTGGGAACTTGAAAAGACGTTCAGCGTAGGACTTAGCGTCACCCGCCAGCTCTGCTATTTGGGGAAGGCCAGCACCCACCATAGTGATAGGAAGTTTTCGTTGGACGGTTTTATGTAGGGCCGATATGACTGCTTCAAGTTGCTGCCGGCCCAGGAATTGGACTTCATCGATAAGCAACACGAGTCCTATTTCCTTGTCCCGCGTAGCCTCTCCCACGGCGACAAACATGTCGGTTAAGTCCCGTGACAAGACGCCGTGATCTGCTAACCCTTCAGCGGCCTCAACATCTAGGCCGAAAGCGAGTCCACCATCAGGCTGGGCGGTCATCGTAAACGACTTTATGACGGAGGCCGCATGCGACATTCGCTCGGACCAGCGTTTGCGGGGCGACAGTTCTAGCAGTGCTGAATGGAAGAGTGGACCAAGCTCTACGCGGAAGCTGGCCTCGTCACTCTTGGTGGCCTCTAGCTCAATAACAACCCAGCCTTCACTTTTGGCCTTCCGCTCAAATTGGTTGAGCAGGACGGTTTTGCCGACCCCCCGTAGTCCAGTAATGATCATGGACTGTTCCGTTCGTCTCCTGGCCAGCCTGCGGAGGAGCACCTCGAAAGATGCGAGCTGATCGTCACGACCAACCATGGCCTCTGGTTCTGCGCCGGCGTTAGGCGTGTAGGGGTTGAGCACTGGGTCCATGAGCCAACCTTACCATCGCGTTATGAGGTTTAGTATGGTTTAGTCGTTGTCACTAAAGCTGCCTAATGTCCATAAATGCGGCCTAACGACCTTGGCCAGTCGAAGTGTCCCTGTCGTACACATCTTGCCACCACGACTCGTCCCGGCTGATCCTGGTGCACCACGACGCGGGCACCCAGGCCGAGTGAGGCTCATCCCTAGTCTCATCCCACCGGACCAACACCGCCTCACGGGACCACGCCTTCGCCTTCGCATCCACCGTCCGATCAGGGAACGACACACGCACATACGGCTCACGATAACCAACAGCCCGCGTAATCAGGTCAGTAGGGTTTGAAGTCGTGGTGAACTGTAAAGACGAAGAGACTCGAGGCTAGCGTGGACGTTGAGCGGCAGCAGCAGAGGCTCCCACGTCAGCAGTGATCGGTTTTCAACGTCGCTGGCCCACGGCTGGGCATATGGTGACGGCACGCCCGGTCAGTGACAGCCATTCTCGTTGATCCAGTCCTCGATGTCGGCGAGTTCTTGCCCGTCGATCTCCTGGCCATCGAGCTCATCGTTCATGATGCCACCCCAGTGAGTCCATGCTTCATCGCAGTCATCGAAACTTACGTTGGATGAATCTGTGCCATTTGGGGGCTCAGTTTCAGTCACATCCTCGTCGGGACCTTCTATTGCCTCTGCATTATCCTCTCCTGTGATCTCCCACGAAACTATGTACGTCGGTTCACGCCACTGCAATGTGGCTGACGTACTGGGAACCTCCCATACAGCTGTGTATTGCCCTGACTCACCCGGCTCGATCGGGTCTTGATGTCCGAGGTCCAGCTCGCAGGCCAAAGACTCTGGAGTGGACAATGCGTAGTGGTAGTCATCCCACCTAAATGCGTTCGAGTTGAAATCGATTGCATCTTCGGCTTCATCATCAGCAGAGATATCAAAGCCGAGGTATGCGAATTGTCCAACTTCGGATTCGTAGTCGTTGCACGTATTGACAAACTCGATTGAAGTCAGTGCGACAGTGCCAGCGTAATTGTTTTCGTTCTCGAAAGGTCCTAAGTCAACCTCGACTACCTCCCCGATCGCTGCCTCTACATCACCGGTCATGCGACTATTGAACTCGCGTTCTTCGAATAACCCCCCTGACGTGGGCTGCTGTTGCTCCATTTCTTCGAGTTGCTGCTGTAGCTCTTGCACTTGAGTCTCTAGTGCCTCTATGCGGTCTGCACCATCTGCACTTTCTGCTCCACATCCCGCGAGCCCCAATACTGCTATGCCTCCCATTGCAGCGATGCGTGTTGGTTTCATAAGTGCCTCTCGAAATTGTGAGTGATTCATCCCGCCTTCAGGTGCCGGTGACCCAGGAGCGAGCTTCCATAGTAGATGCGCGCATGCGGTGGGAGTACCCCTGAGCTCAGGTGAGTATGGCTTCCGCCGCCTAGAGGCTCTTGTGGCGCCGGCCCACTAAGCTCAGTCCCGTGCTTCGCCGCATCCAAAACGCCCCACTTGGCTACGGCTGAGTGGGGCGCTAATTGCGTGCGTAGGGGCCTATGACGTCACCCGCGTTGGGTCCGATTAAAAGTAGAGTTCTGAATGAAGCTACGGGTGCGAGAAACTCAGGTTTTTCAGCTGGAGGAACATGACGGGTAGGTTATGTGCCAGTTATATTCAGTAATTGCCCTGCCGAAGCCAACGTCGAGGATTGCGTGTGCCAGACCCACAGACTAAGCAGCGCATCAAGGGTAGTTGGGCGCTGAATGACGATGGGGGGCTGAGACTCCTGTGGGGGTCAATGGTGGTCAACTGGGTGGCCCGAGTCCTGGCTGTGCTTGCAACACTACTGGTCGCGCCTCTAGCTAGGGAACTCATTAGAAGTGGGGAGCTCAGTGTTCAAGAGTGGACCACAGGAATCGCCTTGGTCTTTGTTGTGCTTGCTGGCCTTACGCACCAGATTGCACGGGACGAAGCGCGGTCGCGTCACACAACTCACACTGAGACACACGCAGATAACCTAACCGCCGAACTGAAGAACAAGAATCGCGAGCTGGGGTTGATGCGGCACAAGCACCGTGCCGAAGTTGAGAAAGCAAAGACAGAGGGTGCTGCTGTCCTCAGTAGTGGCCTGCCCACAGTTCTAGCGGCTTTACTCCAGGCATCGGGAGACGATTGGCGAGCACCCTCTGTAGACGCGTTTTTGCGTACCGCCCTCTTGTCCACGACGAGCATGGTTGACATACCCAAGGTTCGAGCCTGCTTGTTTGAGTACGAGAAGGTTGAACGGGATCAGCGCGGACCAGAAAAGACCTTGGTGGCGCGGTTGGAGCCGGCAAACAGCACCAACCCTCCGAGGCGCGAGTTCAGAGACGCTGATGACCATGGACGAGAGCTAATTGAGATGATGTTGCGGAACGAATCCATACTGGTTCCGGATGTCACAAATCCGCCGGTACGTGTGTCATGTGAGAATCGTCCCTACAAGACGTTCATCGCGGCTGCGATCGTTTGGCAGGGCACAGAACTCGGGGTGCTCACAGCAGATGCGCCCATCAAGGGAAGCCTGACAGACCACCACAAAGATATCGTTCGCTTGGCGGCGCAATTCGTTGCGATCGGCCTATACTTCAAGGAACATGGCTCTGCTCAGGATACCGAAGATGCCGTGGCTCGGGGCCTCGACGCCCTCTGGGAAGGACCCGATTCGTTGTTCTAAATCCAATGGCGTGTGATCCATACAACATGCCTCTAAGGCGCTAGAATCGATATTAGAAGAATCACCGGGGAAAGGGTGGTAGCGATGACTGGGTCAGCATCCGTGCATGATGTCGCCGCGTACATTCTCGAGCAGACCGGGACTTTAGCAACCATGAAGTTTCAGAAATTGCTCTACTACTGCAATGGCTGGTACTCCGCAGTATCCGACGAGCCTCTTTTCGAATCGCGGATAGAAGCTTGGAAATACGGTCCTGTGGTCCGAGACGTCTACACCAAGCACCGTCGGCAAACCGCCGTAACAACTTGGGAGGGGAACCCCTCCCAGCTCAGTCAAGCTCAACGTTCTGTAATCGACATCGTCCTGAATGCGTACGGCGCATTTTCGGGAATGAAGTTGGCCGACATGACGCACAATGAGCGACCGTGGGCTGAAGCGTGGGCTAGGAAACCTATCCAGGGTTTTAGTACTGAAGAAATATCCCCGGAGAGTATTCGCGATTACTTTCGTGAGTTGAGAAGCAATGCTCGCGAGGAGTCTGGGCCCACCACCAGCAGCCGACGGGGTAGAAGTGGAAACTCTCAAGTCGTCCGCGAAGCTGCCTCTACGGCAGGTTAGGGCAGAGCTACTTTCGCGTGCCTGCTGGCTGCAAGTAGCACTCGACAACGCGGACTGATCCGCCAACGACGACTCGCATCCCTGTCATGACCGGGATTATGAGCGGTCGACAGATGAAAAAGCGCAGTCTGGGAGACGGCGCATCTACAGCCGGCCTTTGGGACTGCGCTGCGCCGCATACATCCGCTCGATGTACTCATCCAGCTTTGCATCCTCGATTCGCCATTGGCCGCGTCCGCCGATTTGGATGCCCTCGAGCTCTCCGTTGCGGAGTAGGGCGCGGATCTGCTGCTCGCTGGTGGCAAGGCTTTCAGCGACTTCGGGGATGGTGTAGAAGCGGCGTGGCATGGGTAACAGCCTAGAGGATGGTGGCCCGGGAATGGGATCGAGAAAGCGTCAAGATCTCATGGACCTGCATGCCACGCTGCTACGGTGCGAGCGTCATGATCGGCGTGTTCAGCTCACGTCACCGTTGCGGTCGTAGTAGCGGGCCATGAGGTTCCAGTACACCATCAGCAGCCCCATCTCCAGTGCTGTCGCCGCTGCGGCCGGTACTGCTCGGCGCTGATGAGCGGCGACCAGGGCGGCCAGTAAGGCGGCGGTCGCGGCGACGTTGACGGCCATCGCAGTGTCCATTGGCCGTTCGGCGATCCACTGTTCCTCCCCAAGCGCAACCCTGGTCGACCATGCCCGGTCGTCTGCTGGTTTGCCGAACACCACCGGATTGATTGCCATCCATAGGCCGACCAGTCCTGCGTCGCGCCAACTGCGTCGCCACACCGGGACAAGCATCAGGGGCGCGCTCGCCCATCTCGTCCACATGCTCCACGGATTGCTGTGCCGGGCGAACACCGCCCGCTTGACCTTTCGCCAGTCCTCCATTGAAGGCTCCTCCCGGTCCTGCCGGCCGCACCCGCGCTTTGCACTTGTCTTCCAAGGTGCAGTCGGTGGCACCGCTAATTATATCGGCATCGGTTATGGCCGCTGGCCCTTTCGCGGCTACTCCCGTTGGCTGTTTGGTCGTAAACGTCCTGCCAATTCGACTCGTCCCGGCTTATCCTGGCGCACCACGCTGCCGGCACCCAAGCACTGTGCTGCTCGTCCTTACCCTCAACCCAGCGGATGAGCACCACGTCCCGGTTCCATGCCCTGGCCTTTGCGTCCACCGTCCGATCAGGTAGAGCGACTCGAACATAGGGGGCCGCTTCAACCGACTTCCGCGTCAGGGACTCCGGTGTGGGTAGGTCTGCGTGCCAGTGCATTGTGGGGGAATCGAAGATGGACATGGACAGTATTGTGGCTTCCGGCTAGGAGGTCGGCTAGTTCTATCCCACTAGCCCCAGGCGTACTGCGGTTTTGGCAGTGGTAGCTACTGCAGTTGCGAGGAGAGCTGGGCAGACTGAGGAGCGTGTCCCGTCTGCAACAGCCTCGACACTGACTCCATGGCATCCTTCACCGCGGGGGACTGGCGAGTGCGGTAGGAGCGGGACATGTGGCGCGTGGAATGCCCCAGAATGTCCATGATCACTGACTCCGGTATGCCGAGCAGGTCTAGGAGGTCTGCCACAGTGTGCCGTGCGCCGTGGACGTTCACGCGCTCTTTAGTGGGCGTCGCAGACATCTCTATTTCTGAGTCCACTAGCATTTCGTACCAGAGGTCAGTGATCTTATCTCCGTCCCACGGCTCGCCTTCAGGCGTACGAAATACCAGTGCCCCTTTAGGCGTGTCGGCGGCCAGTGACTTGATGATCGACGCTAGCGGCTCAACCAACGGGTATGACCGCCAACCCGACTTGGACTTGGGACGCACGAGGTAGAAGTTCTTTACGCCAGCATGCCGGTACTCATAATCTTTGGATGCTGCAGCCACATCCTCAGCATTTAGCCTCTGGAGCTGCCAGGTCACGTCCAGGTGACTTCCCACTCGGTCGGGCTCCAAGCCTAGTAGCTCTCCCTTACGTGCTCCGGTGAGAAGGAATGCGATCCATAGCGGCGCGAGGTGGGCGTGCTTGGTCTTCTCGTCCATCTGCTTCCCGAGCCACTTAAGTAGCTCGACGGCCTGCTCGACAGTGAGAGCTTTCTCAACAGTCTTGCCCCGCTTCGGGATAGTGAGGTGCTGCATGGGGTGTTCTAACAGGTATCCGTCACCCACGGCATCTGAAAGGCACTTGGAGAGGTAGCTGTGTAGATTGCGCGCGGTGCCGGGAGACTTCCTTTCCGCTATCTCCGCGGTGAGGGAGCGAATGCGCTGCGGGGTGAGTTCCTGCAGTTTCTTGCCCTTATAACGTTCAGCCACGTGCTTGTTGAGCGCTGAGCGGTAGGACTTGATGCTGTTGGGGTTGATCTTCTGCGGCGCAATGTCTTTGAGCCAGTGCTCCACCCACTTGTCGACCGTAATCGTCTTCGAGCTCAGGTTCCCGCGCTCGACTTCACGCTGGATCTTCACCAGCTTCTGCATGGCCTTCTTCTTGTCCTTGGAAGACGCATAGCGGTGCCGGCGCTTCCACTTGCCCTCCGCCTCATCCCAGATCGGTGGCAACTCGACCCTGACACGGTGCAGCCCCTTCTTCGCATCGTAACTAATCGAGCCTTCGCCCTTGCCCCTCGCCAT